GATCCACCGCAGCGCCATCATCGCCCACCATCCCAAGGCAGCGCGGCGCATCGAGATGATCCAGCAGGACTACGAGATCGTCATCACCAACTACGAAGGGCTGGGCCTGATTGCTAACGAGGTTGTTGCCGATGGTAGGTTCGATCTGGTGATCGTCGATGAGGCCAACGCCTACAAGACCAACACTACCCGGCGCTGGAAGGCGCTCAACTCCATCCTCACGCCCAACACCTACCTGTGGATGATGACCGGCACGCCGGCCTCGCAGTCTCCCACGGATGCGTACGGCCTAGCCAAGCTGGTCAACCCAGAGGGTGTGCCTAAGTTCTTCACGGCGTGGCGAGACAAGGTGATGAACAAGCTCACCATGTACAAGTGGGTGCCCAAGCCCACCGCCAAGGACGACGTGTTCGAGGCGCTCCAGCCTGCGATCCGCTTCACCAAGGCCGAGTGTCTGGACCTGCCGCCGGTGGTCACGATGACCCGCGAGGTGGAGATGACGCCCCAGCAGGCCAAGTACTACAACATGCTCAAGACGCAGATGCTGGTGCAGGCGGCAGGGGAGACCATCTCGGCGGTCAATGCCGCCGCTGCGATGAACAAGCTCCTACAGATTTCTTGCGGTGCAGCATACACAGACGACCGGGAGGTAGTAGAGTTCGACTCCGCGCCGCGCTTGTCGGTACTGGAGGAGGTGCTGGAGGAGACGGACAGGAAGGTCATCATCTTCGCCCTGTACCTGAGTGTCATCGATACCATCAGCAATCACCTCACCAAGAAGGGCATCGCCAACGAGCAGATTCACGGCGGGGTGTCAGCGTCCAAGCGAGCGCAGATCATCCACCGGTTCCAGAACGAGCCGTCGCCGCGTGTGCTGGTGATGCAGCCCCAAGCTTCTGCCCACGGGATTACCCTAACCGCTGCTGACACCGTGGTCTTCTACGGCCCGCTGATGAGCGTCGAGCAGTACATCCAGTGCTGCGCTCGTGCCGACCGCAAGGGACAGACCAGCGACAAAGTAACCGTGGTGCACATCCAGTCAAGCCCGGTTGAGAAACGAATGTTTAAAGCGCTCAGTCAGAAGGTTGATGACAACGGCCTGCTGACCGACATGTTCAACACAGTGATCAGTGAATAAAGGAGTTGCACCCAGATCGAAACCATGTACACTGTCCAACCCTAGACAAATAACACGGAGAAGCAAATGACTGAAACAGAAACCGAAACAATCCCACTGGATCGGCTCGCGAAGATATACCGCAAGATTCGCGCAGAAATCACGACGCTTACCCAAGAGTACGACAGTAAGATCGAGACTCTGAAGGCGCAGCAGGACGAGATCAAGAACGCCATGAAGGACATGATGAAGGCGATGGGTGTCACATCTGTCCGCACGGCGCAGGGCACGGTAGTGCTGTCCGTCAGTACCCGCTACAACACGCAAGACTGGGACTCCTTTAAGAAGTTCGTGATCGAGCATGACGCGGTGGACCTGCTGGAGAAGCGCATCGCGCAGGGCAACATGAATCAATTTCTCGAAGAGAATCCGGGGCTCGTGCCGCCCGGGTTGAACTCCTCCTCGGAGTACAGCATCTCGGTACGCAAACCAACCAACTGAAAGCAACCATGAGCAATATCACTCTGTTCAATTCCGCAAAAGCACCCGCGTTCGTAGCCAACGCTGAACTGTCTGAAACCACGCTGGCTCTGGCTGGCGGTGCAGCCTCCGGCCCCGGCGTTAAGCGCGTCTCCATCAAAGGTGGCGTGTTCCGTCTGGTCGCTGGTGGCAAAGAGATCGCAAACATCGAAGACCGTCACCTCGACGTGATCATCGCCAAGGCTGCCCCCAAGGTCAGCCGCATCTTCTACGCTGGTAAGTACGACAAGGATGCTGCCGCTGTGGCCCCGGACTGCTGGAGCAACGACGGTGAGACTCCCGACAAGTCCATCAAGTCGCCGCAGGCATCGACTTGCGCCAAATGCCCCCAGAACATTGCAGGCTCTGGCAACGGTAACAGCCGCGCATGCCGCTACCAGCAGCGTCTGGCTGTGGTGCTGGCTAACAACCCCAACGGCGATGTGCTGCAAGTCACGCTGCCCGCTACCTCGATCTTCGGCAAGGGTGAAGGCGACAAGCTGCCGCTGCAAGCATACGCACGGTGGGCGGCTACGCAAACTCCCCCGGTCAACCTCGACATGGTGGTGACCCGCATGAAGTTCGACACGACTGCTGAGTCCCCCAAGCTGGTGTTCGCCCCGCAGCGCTGGCTGACGGAAGACGAGTACGAGACTGTGCAGGAGAAGGCGCAGAGTGTGGAGGCGCAGCGTGCTGTGCTGATGACCCCGGCTGGTGCCGATGGCGTGACCAAGCCTGCCCCTATGATGCTGGAGGGCAAGCGCCCCGGCGCAGTGGAGGAAGAAGAGGAAGCGCCCAAGCCCAAGAAGAAGGCCGCTGCACCTGCTGCGTCTGAGGACGACGAGCCCGAGGTGCGCAAGCCCGCACCCAAGGCCGAGGCTGTGCCTGCCAAGAAGGGCAAGCTGGCTGATATCGTGGCTGACTGGGACGACGAATAAGGAGTTTCGGGAGGTAGCAAGAGCGGTCGCTTTGCGTGTGCCGGGGTGACACATGCCTCGTTAGGTTCCTTCACATGCGCACGAAAGCGTTTCCTCTGACCGGCAAGTCAGCTACCTCCCGCCCTACTAATATGCCTTACTCACAAAAAATTATCGACGCAGTTGCGAAGACGCCCAAGTCGCTGGGTAACCAGCTTGGGCGCTGGGCGGTCTACCATGACTTCCCCGTAACCAAAGTCGCCAAAGCTCTAGGAGTGACACGGCAGACGGTCTATAACTGGTTCACGGGCACTGAGGTGTTCGTGGGCTACCGAGACCGCGCCGAGTTCCTGCTGGAAATCCTTAGAACATCGAACAACGCCGACGAGGCATGGAGAAGAATATGTCGGGAATACAACCTCAATCCCTGAGCGACGAAGAGCTGGAGCGCTATGCCTACCTGCAGGCTGGCGCGTTGCCCACCGAATGGGCAGAGCAACTGAGCAAAGCGTTCTCCCGAACCTTTGAAGAACCGAAGCGCACCGAAGACCCCCGCCAACTCAATCTGTTCGACAAGCTGTAACCTCACCGGGAATCCGAATGACACCGCAAGAGTTCTTCGCGGTGGTTCTGCCGCCACCCGGTAACGGGTTGTATTGCGCGGTTGAACTGACCACAAAACGAAAAGAGCACAAGTATGAGGAGACGTATGACGAGCTACAACCACACATAGACGCATGGTTCGAGGCCAAGTACAACACGTACTTCGCGCTGGCAACCTTCGAGAAGGCGGGCTCACGCACCGCTGAAAACGCACGGCACATCAAGGCGCTGTTCGCCGACATCGACTGCAACAAGGACGGCCCCAAGACCTACGGCACCAAGGAAGAAGGCATGGCGGCGTTCGTCGCCTTCATGCAAAAGACCGGGCTGCACGAGCTGGGCAAGCCTTACATCGTGGACTCGGGCGGTGGATATCACGTCTACTGGCCCCTGACCGAGACGCAGGACATCACCACATGGAAGCCGCTGGCTGAGAACTTCAAGCGCCTGTGCAAGCAAGAGGGCCTGAAGATCGACATGACGGTGTCGGCAGATGCCGCCCGTGTGCTGCGCTACCCTGACACGCTTAACTTCAAGCCGGAGTACCCGGAGCCGCGCCCCGTGCGGATACTGGAGGAGGGCGTGCTGTTCGACTTCGGCATCCTTGGCGAGGCCATCCGGGGTCAGCTTGGGGCTGGCGGTACGCCAGCAGTCACGGCTACCAACAACGTGATATCGCTGCCCGGAGTGCGCCCGACGGCCTCGCCAACAGCAACCAATGTCAAACTATTTGAAAACAGCACCACCAAGTTCAAGAACATCGTCAAGGTTACGCAGGCCGGCTCTGGCTGCGGCCAGCTTGAGCACTACATCGAGAACGCAGAAGACGACGGTATGGAGCCGCTGTGGCGCGGCTGGCTGTCGATTGCCCAGAAGTGTGAGGACGGCCCCAAGGCGGCTGTCTGGCTGAGCAAGCTCCATCCATACTCGGATGAGCGCATGGACCAGAAGCTGCGCGAGATCAAGGGCCCCTATCCCTGCATCAAGTTCGACTCCGAGAACCCCGGCATCTGCTCCAAGTGCAGCCACTGGGGCAAGATCACCAACCCTCTGGCGCTTGGGCGCGAGGTCAAGCTAGATACGCAAGAGAAAGAGATCGAGGTCATTCTGGAGACCCAGAGTGAGGTGGCTGACCCAGTACCGGTTAAGCGCCCGGTACCGCCCAAAGGCTATGCCTACGGAGAGAAAGGCGGTGTCTATCAGGAACGGGAGGTCGAGATGGCTGACGGCTCCAAGACCAAGAAGCCTGTCATGCTGCTGCCCTACGACTTGTTTGTGGTGGACATCCTTAACGCTCACGGCGACCACACGATCCATATGCTGGCGCTGCGCCCCGAGGGGGCGGTCGATGTGATGGTGCCTGCCAAGTGCGTCGTATCCAAAGATGAAACCGTCAAGGCGTTGGCCCAGCAGAACATCATCGCCAGCTTTGGCGCAGGCAACGACAAGAACCTGTTTGAATATGTCCGCGCCTGCATGGAGAAGATCGGTCTGGAAAAGAAGGCGCTGGCTGTCCCCGACCACTATGGCTGGCAGCCTGATATGGGGTATGTCTACGCTGGGCGTGTGTTCAGCAAAGGTAAGCCACCGGTCAAAGTGCCGATGCCGGGACTGGAGAACATCGTCTCGGTAACGCAGCCAAAAGGCACCATCGACGGCTGGCGCACGGTTATCAACATGATGATTGAGAAGCGCATGTACACCCACCTAGCCGTGATGCTTCTCGGTACTGGCTCCACGTTGATGCGCTACACCGGGCTGGCAGGGTTGACGGTTCACTGCGCCTCTACAGAGTCTGGCACGGGCAAGTCTCTGGCGCTGGAGCTGGCAGCTTCCGTTTGGGGACATCCGGCACGCTACCGCACGGGCAAAGGCACATCTCCTGTTGCGATGCAGCAAAGGCTAGGACTGCTGCACTGCCTGCCGATGATCTCCGACGAGATCACGAACAACAACCGCAAGGACTTTGAGTGGTTCCCCGGTTTCCTGCTGGATATGTCGGAGGGCAAAGGCAAGGAACGGATGGAGTCTGGCGCAAACAAAGAGCGCTTGAACCTGTCAGTATGGAACGCCTTGGCGCTGCTGTCGTCCAACACGCATGGCGTGGACTGGCTGACTGGTGTGCGCAAGCACTCGTCCGAGGGTGAGCTTCGCCGTCTGTTGGAGTTCATCATCGAGACCCCGCTGTCGTGGACGCCGGAAGAAGTTGAGGTAATCAAAAGCCTGCACAACAACTACGGCGTGATGGGCTACCTCATGGTGGAGTACATGGTAGATAACGCTGACATCCTGCCGCAGCTAACCACTGAGACCGTGCAGCGGATGTACAAGGTGTTTAACGCTACCAACGATGAGCGCTTCTGGATGGCGGGAATTGGTTGCGCTGTAGCGTCCGGCATTTTGTGGAGCAGCAACTACATGGGCGTCATCAACTTGCCGATGAAAGAGATTCTCGGAGCGCTCAAAGAAGTCGTGAACTTCATGCGCAAGTCCATGCGGACCAACGTCCGAACGGCAGAGAACGTGCTGAACTCCTTTATC